AAACAAACCGTTTCCGTGCAATATCTTGGCAATTATCGCTGAAGGGGTTACATATGGTTAAGTTAATTCCAGCAATTCAATCTGACTTTGAGCACATTAAGCTTAAAGAAATATACGAGCAATGCTTGCAAGTTTTGCTGCCAAAGTCTCTGCGAATTTTGCAGAAAACAATCCAGGTTGAGTTATTCTGGCAATATATTTTACATTTAAAGCATCTTCATTTGCTGCGATCAGCTGACCTTCTCGTTCCCATTCAGCAGTCTCTGGGTCCGTCTCAAGCACTCTTAGGCAATCCGCAGGGATTTGGAAATAACTTGAATATTGATAAGCTGGGGTATCTACAAGTTTCGCTAAAGCCACGCGCTTAACAGCAAAGCGCCAAGGATGAGATTCTAACAGCTCATCCCTGGCTTTATCAAAGGCTTCATTCATGAGGCGAGCGCTCTTTCCATCATCACTAAGGCTGATAATTCTCTCAGCCCCAATAAGTGTTAATGCTTCATTAACAATAGATACTTCGCTCACACTCACAAAAAATCTCCTTAGTAATTAGCGTAAGAAACAACAAGGGAAATTGTCTTACCGATACCATCCTGAGTGTTCTCAGTTGGAGTCATGATAAGTTCAACTTCGCTCTCGTATTCGTAGCCAAGAGCTGAACCGCCAACAACAGGAGTTGCAATAGCCGCTTGGCCACCGAAATCCGCATTTGCGATTAAGCAGTCTGGATCTGTAGAGTTACCTACAATCATAATTCCAGTTGTTCCAAGACTTGGTGCAAATAATTTTGCATCAATAATTCTAGAATTTGCTGGAAGCTTCATCATCTTAACGGTATCTGCAGTTGTTAACTGAGCGCCCGCAATTGTGATGGTGGCGATTGCAACTTTAACCTCTCCTGAAATTTCTCCAGGAGGAATTTTTTCTGACGGCTTATTAACGTAAGCCTTCGTGAATTGTGAACTGTAAAATGTAGCCATGTAAAACCCCCTAAATTAAGATTCAGTACAAAGAATTTCGACCACTTTTGCCTCTTCCATACGAGTCGCGCCTAAGCTCATGCGAGCGTAAACTTGCGTCGAGTATGATTTATCAGCACGCTCAGAGATTTTTCCCTGAATGTCCATACCGATAGAAAGAATGGCTGCATCGCCCGCGTAAGCGTAGCATCTGCGTGCACCAACAAGTGAAGTACCAGATCCAACAGCACCTGTTGTACCTGAACCAGATAGTGCGCTCACTTGAGCTAAAAGACGCTCAATTCTGATAAATTCAAAACCCATAAAAGTGTTAACTTCACCTTGTACAAGGGCTTTAACAGTATTGAAATCTGAAGAAGTAACTTCAGTTTGGCCTAAAAGAGATTCAATTTGTTTTGAACCGCAAATTAGGTAACGCTTGATTGATGGATCAACTTCGGCCGCATCAAGTATACGCTTAGCTGCGCGAAGAGTTTTTACGTTTAAATCAGAAACTGCAGTTCCGTTGTTCGCTGCATACTTGTTGGCGTTTGCAAGATCAACTGTAGTAGCGCCGTTCTCGCCAGCGTAAGCTGTTCCGCCAAGAGCTTCGATAACTACGTCATCCATTGCTCTTCCCATCGCCCACATTGCAGAGATAGCGTACTCTGAAGTTGGGTCGTGAAGCATTCTGATTTTATCTTGATCATCGACTAAATCTGCCCACTCGTAATCTTCCATAGTCACGCGTCTACGTGAGTGAGGAGTATCAAGTTGTGGCGTTGAACTGTGGCGACCAGTTTTTAACTGAGCAGACACACTGCCGATGCGGTCATAAAATGCCGCTTTACCTTTTTGCTGCTCGTTACGAACAGTAGGTTTTAGGCGTGAGCCTTTTTGTTGAGATAGGTAGTATACGTTTGCCGCATACTGCTGCGAGAAATTTTCTGTAATAGAAGCTGACATGAAATGTCCTCCGGTTATTTGTTTAGAGTTTTGGAAATTACGCATGATTGGCTTGCGGAATTGCCCTCTAAAAACCAGAGGATTCGCTGAAAAGATTCGATTGCCATCTTTGAGCGTGAAGAGATCCTATGCCTAAGATTACCTCTGGCCATAGGATCGGAAGTTTACATAGTTTTGTCAACGGGACTTTTATCTGGGTTTCGAAGTTTATACAAATGTTGCATTTCGGCAACCGCCGCCGCATGTCCCGGATGATCTTTTATAAAGTACGGATGAGATCCCACTTGGGACATAATTTTACTAATCTCAGAGTCCGCATCCTTCGGAGTCATCACTGGCTGAGCGTTAGACCTTGATCCAACAGCTGTATCTTCTTTCATGAACTTTGAATAAATATCTGCGAAGATTTGAATTAAGCGAGGTTCGGTCGCAAGGCCTGAATCTTCAAGGTACGTCCTCAAATCGGGCGAGGCAAGCTCGCTGATGACCTGCTTAGCGTGGTTAGCTTTAGTTTCAAACGCAGCTCCCCACTCTGTTTTCAGAGCCTCAAGGCGTTTACCTTGTTCTTGCTTGTACTGCGTGAGCATCTGTTCCTCTGAGGCTTTGTTAACATCCCCAAACCAGTCTGCCAGTGCTTGAGCTTGCTTAGGAAGTACTCCCGCTTCAAATGCGGTCTTCTTAAAAGACTCTGTAAAATCCTTATCAATGGTTACGCCCTCTTTAATTGTCAAAGGGTAGTCTTTAATGTCGGCTGGAAGACCGAGCTTTTGATACACGCCTTTCCAGTCATCCGCAGTTGCGTGCTTTGACGGAATTACAATTTTATCAGCACCAATTAATTTCTGAGCGTTGACGTATCCTTTGGCCAATCCATTAATGTCACGGACGAGTTTGAGAGACGGCTCCTCTTGAAGCTCTTTAGGAAGCGCGGATTTCCAATCGAAATCCCCTGAGGGGGCGGAATTATTAATAATAGGGTTTCCAGCGGGCGCTGCTTGGTTACCTGCACTAGCTTGAGAATTACTGTCCCCCGGGGCAGCTTGAGATCCGCTCCCTCCTGCAGGTGCAGCAGAAGCGTTTCCGGGTCCTCCACCACTTCCTCCTTCAGTTACTAAATTCATTTTAATAAAATTACTCGCGCTCTTTAGCATATCGCTCAATCCTTTCCGTCATAAATGCAGTGTTTGCATTTAATTTTTTTAATATGGCTAGAACAACTTTTCGCTCACCCTCGCCAATAAGTAGAGCGCTAACATCGCCGGAAAAACTGTGTTTCAGAACTCCATGGGTCTCCATTAGATCCTTAAGCACACGCTCACCGTCTTCTGTTTTAAAAACATTCATATAAGCTTGAACTAAAGAGGCCTGCTCCTTAGCTAGCTGTAACATTTTATCTTCTTGCATAAACTATCCTTGTGCTTGCTGCATTGTTGGCGCAAGCTTTGCGGCGTTATCAACATTCTGAGTCTGCTGCTGTTCTGCAATCATGGCCTGAGAAGCCTCAGCTTTTGCATCTCTAATTGCATTAATGCTCTTTGTGCTTCTAATGATTTGCTGCGGAAGTGAGAACACTTCAGCAATAACTCTCACCGCTTGATCACCATCAAAGTTATCTGCAACGGCTGGGTCCATTTGAATAAACGGACTAGCAGCTTCGATAGATCGTAAAATATTTTGAGCATCAGTTAGACGCTGAGATCTTGCAATTAACGAGGAGTATCTTACGTCAATTTTTCTTCCTCTAAGGGCCGCAGGGATTTGATCTTTAGTAATAATTTCTTTTCGAAGCATCACAGCAAAAACTCTATCAATTAGCGGACGCAAAAATTCATCTTGCTGACGACCAAGCATTGGCCCTAACAGCCGCATCTTCTCTTCAGTTCTTTGAAGAACTTCAGTTGCGGTCATTTGCGGACCTTGCTGAAGCATAAGCTGATCAACAAAGAATGCCTCTCTGATTCGAAGGCGCTTTTCTTTCATCGCCTCAAATCCAAAGTCAATTCTTGAGTCATTAAATAAAGGCTCAATTCTAGCATCAGGAGAGCCTGATCTTCTAAAATTTAAAGAGCCGGGGGCTGTCATGATTGGCATAATAAAGCCATCATCTGGAAGCTGCAAAGGGGGATCGACAACTTTTTGAGCGCCGATAATTACAGTCTCTGCCATTTTATTTACAGTCTTAACTTCCGGAAGAGCTACCATTGCAGGTGAGGCTCCGTAAATTTCTCCGGTTCTTTTTGTCCAACGAGGAACAACATAAGGAAACTCTCTAAAGCCTCCGGTCTTTAATTCAAACTCAAGCTCCGGCATTACGTACTGAGAAATAAACTGCATCAGGCTTGGAGAATTAAAATCAACCATTTTCCTAGGGTACACAGCGTGGATAATATCAAACTTTGTATCCTCACCTTTATCGTAGGCATCCTTTACTTTCTTCGGAAGATTCTTATCCCCAAAGGTATCCATGATTTGATACGCATTCCACTTCCAACAACGATAGAGCTGATTCACTCTGCCTCTTGAATCCTCATCAATCCAGTACTCACCGATAAATTTTGTTGAAAATTTAACAACTTCTTTATCATCCTCATCCATAAACATTGCGCCAGTTCCAAAACCAACTTCGTCAAGATATAATTCGTGCGCCTCGGTTTGAAAGTTTGAATTATTTAATACGTTATGCGTTTGGCGTGCAGCGTACTGAAGAAATTTTCTCACCTCATCTTGCTGATCAAGGGCTGAGTTCCCAGTTGTAAACTCAAACCACATCGCATTCGGAGATGTTAAAAGCCCGTGCAGCTGACCTGCTAAAAGCTCGCAGCAATACATCCCGGTGTTATCTAAAACTTGTACGTTTCTTTTTTCCCCTGGCGATCTTGTGGTTGTGATCGTATTTTTATTAGGGATCATGTAGTCTGCAACTTCTTGAAGCTGAGAATCAAGCGTTAACCTGTCAGCCTTAAGCCCCTGCACTTTTTGCGAAATTTGTTTTACTGTTAATTTAGCGGCCATCTTTAGTTCCAGTCAGTAGTGATGGCACACCTGAAGCTGCAGCGTTTGCTCCTGTTAGAAGAGTCTGACGACGGCCTGGGGATTTTAATCTCAGCGCAATTTCTGCATCTAATCTTTTTCTAATCGCATCTTTTTTCTGCTGAATTTGAGATGCTGCAAGAGTTTCTGCGTCCGCAGTTTCTTGAAGAGCTGCATCCTCTGCTGCCATATCTTTTGATGCCTGAGTTGTAAGTCCCACTTGCTCAGAGAGTCCGCCGGTCTGAACAGCTGCTGATCCTGTTATGATCTGAAATAACCCCTCATCGGCTCTGCCTGTTAGAACTTCACCAACGCCGCTAACTATATCAGATCCGCCGCGCTCAACGCCCGCCACTAGATCGCCAACTATATTTCCTTTTTTTCTTCCGCCGCCCATTATTTATTTCCTCCAAAAATGTCGTAATCGCTCTGCGCATGGCGCGGGAGCCTTTTGTGTAGTTCTTCATTCGTTGGCCGATCTTCATCAAGCCCAACGGCTATAGTTCTAAATGCGTCAGCTCCGTGCGAAGCCCAGTTGTGCAGGGCTCGCGCTTGAAATATTTTATTTTTCGTATCCCACTTTCGCTCATAGTTCTTAAGAG